GTTTCTTTACTTCTACCACCAACAGCTGCTTCTGGGTTTGTAACTGCTAATGAGTTCTGTACGAATCTTAGAGTTTCTTGATTTAGATTTATGGTGTTATCATTTTCATATACTTTACTTACAACATTAATTAAATCCTTCGCAGGTACATTATCTTCAACACCATTACCTACTAAGTACTCAATATCTAATGTTGTATTAGCTGGAGCAACTCCATACGTTTTTGTATATAAGAAGTTGGATGGGTCTAATCCTTGGTCTATGTTTCCAGTGTTTTGATATAACGCTGAACCAACATTATCAGGATTTGGAATTATTTCCTCATCAGCGTTTGCTGATACACCAGCTCCAAACTGAACTACTAAATCTTTTTCAGATTCAAACTTTGTTATAAATCGTTTAGGTACTCTTTTTAAATTTAACAACTTAGGAGTTTCCCCACTATATGGTTGTAAGTTAGTAGAGTTATCTTCGTTATTTTCTACCTGTTCAAATACAGTATCTTGAGCAAGATATGGAACTTCAGTCCAACTATCTCCATCATCATCCATTACGGATTTTATTTTAATAATATTAGCATCAGAGATTCGTATCTTATCATATATCTTAGGTGATGTAAATACATATTGTTGTTTTTTTACTTTACCACTTGATGCCTTAACAGATTTCTTTAATAAATAATAGATAGGTTCGTTGGTGTTTTCATCGATTTGATACACCGATACATCTGTAGGGTTGAATGAAGATGATGCTGCAAAATCCACATCGAAGTTTGATGAAAATTCTACATCACTATTAGAATCAGAACTGACTATCATTCCACTTGCAACTTTCAATGCGTAATCATAATCAGGTCTTACATCATCACCACTACCTTTGGCTGGTAATATTTGAAATACATCCAACTCAACTGATGCTGGTACTACATTTTTTGGTTTGTACCCATGTACTGCTGCTAGATTGAAAAGGTTTACTTTCTCTTCTGCGTTGGATAATAAAGATTCTCTTAATTGAGTATCTGTATAAAAGGATAGCACATCACCTACATAAGATGCCATCTCAATGAACATCATACCCGGTGAGGATTCATTAAAGTCATTAAAAGTATTTGGGAAATAAGTTTTAGAAAAATCAATTAAGTTTTTTCTTAACTCTCCGAAATCCTTTCCAATGAGTTTAACATCCTTTTGGACTAAATCTGATTTGTTTGCTTTTGCCATAAGTTCCTATTCTATTGTTGCAGTTCCAGCGGAATCTACAAATAATATTATTTGTTGGTTAGCACCTTGCTCTGTAACTCTAAAGTTTAATGTGATACCAACGTGATTTCTATCTTCATCAGGCGTAACTACAACTTCATCAATAATTATATAAGGTAACCAGAAATTTATATCTACTAATATACCATCTTCCATTTTTTGTTTTAAATCTAATGAAATTGGTTCAAATAGTAAAGCATAAATTTGAGAACCGAATGTAGGTTGAAATACTCTTTCACCTTTTCTAGTCAATAATAGATTCTTTAAATTAGATATCGCCTGTTCTTCAGTTGAATATGAAAGAGAGAATAAACCACTATTCTTAGAGAATGGTAGTTTAATCCCAACAGCAACATCTTTTTCAAAATCTATTGGATTGTAGAAATATTCTTTTCTTGGTTTAGCCATTTAATTATTTTCCCTTTTTCTTATCAATTGCTTTCATCAATTGAGAATAATCTTTTGTTATAGCACCCATCACATTAGCCACTTCAGGGTTAGATGTATCAACAGGTCTACCATCGATATCTTGTGTTGGTGCTACTGTAGTAGTTTCTCTACCACTCCATGCTTGTGCTTGATTAGAACCAAACTGAGCATCCATATTTCTCCACTCACCATCTTGCATTGTTTCATTCAACATCTCATTTAACATTGAATTCTTTGTAAACGTTTTTGCTTGGGGTGTTTTTTTATTTTCTTCCATTGATAAAATAGTTCTCATATCAATATCTAACGGGTCTGTTTCAACTATCCTTTTTGGTTTAGACTTCGTTTCTTTTATAATTGGTTTAGAAGCATTTTTAACTTCCGCAATAATAGGTTTTAGTTCTTCTCTAACTACCTTTCTTACGATTACTTCTACTAATTGTGCTAATTGCTTTGCCTTCATAATTTTCTACTTTATATATAAATATTAAAAACTTTCTTTTTATACTAGTCCAACCCATACTTGTGGCACAGGTCCTACTGGAACTGGGGTTGCAGGTGAACCACCTGTTACAAATTCTGTCTGTAATCCACCTACTGTTGTTAAGTGATTTGTAAATGCCGTTGCTAATTTAGTTGCAAATGGAACACCATACAATGCTGGTGCTGGTGGATGTGTGAATGCCGTTAACAAATCATTTTGTAATGCTGGTATAACTCCACCATTATTTATTATATGACTTATAGGAGCAGGTATCCCCGCCGTTCCAGTTGATAATCCCATATTGATTGGGTGAAATGGAGTTGGGGACATTATTACAGATAACCAATATGCAGAGGTTGTGTTTGCCCAATTTGTAAAATGATATATCTTTGCAACACCTTCGGATTCTCTAATATCATCTAAGCATTGTTTTATTGCACCTTTGATTGGAGTATATGCTGGTTGCGATAATACCATATTTGCATGAAGTGATGTCATAGCAGTTTTTACTGCTTTATGATATTCCGATGAAATCTTTTCAGCGGTATCAGTATGAGTCTTTTCAGATTTATCATCTAAAAAACTTCCTACTGTTGATATGAATCCTGGCCAAACTGCTGGCATAATTGTTTCCTTTTATTGTTTCATCGCCTGTATATCACTAAGTATGGATGCCACCTTACCAGCATTAGTAGCAGGTCCAGTAGGTCCAACTCCAGTTGCATAGGTTGATTTAGCTGATGTTAAATCTGTTAACTCTTGTGCTAACTTCTCTACTAATGTAAAGAACTTATCCATTTCCATAGCCCAACCTGGCGTTGCATTTATTATATCTTTCTTAGATGTTAATATAACATTTTCAGTTCTTGAGTTTAGTAATATTCTATCTGATGTAATTACTACCGATGGGTCTTTGTATGAAGATTGTGATTTTACTCCACTACCTAAATTTGATTGAGCGGTTTTAAGTTGTAGTTTTTGTGATGAGGTTAAGTATATAGATGATAAATCATCATCAATAGTTTCTATAATAAATTTATTATATTCACCTGGACTTTTTCTACCATTTGCTAAAATAGTAATTGGGTCGTTATCCGTAGATGAACTCCAAGTTGGTTGTTGTGTTGTTTCAGCACCTGATGGAGTGTATCCAAATCTTAGAGAATGTCCGAATCTACCTTCAAACATTACATCTCCAATAAATGGTTGTAGTGAACCTATATCAGTTCTTTCAGTAAACCCTTCACCCAAATTAGCTTCTTCAGAACCACCAGATGTATTTGGATTTCCTGCAGATGTTGCTGCTATCGATGCCCCAACACTTTTAGTATTTTGGGTTATAGAACCTTTTGGTAATGCGTTATTATGTACATTGAGTTGTACCGATGTTGGTGCGAAATAATATTGTTTAGCTCTTCTACTACCACCACTTGCTTCAGGACCTAAACCAGCAAACACTAATACGGATTCACCGATTAGTGGGATTCTTTTTATATTACTATCAGTAGGATAGCATTTTTCAAATTGCCCTTGCCCTTGTGATGTTAATATCTCAATACTAAACAATTCATTTACATCATCATCTTTAAGGTTGATTCTTTGAACTGTACCAATTTTAAATGAACTCATTATTCATCTCCCTCAATCTTATCAAGTGCTTCTATTTCTTTATCAATAGCTTCTGCGTTTGCCATCAACTGTTTCTTTTCATCATCAGTTAATCCAAACCCACCATCATCACCTGAGTTAGCATCTTTCATCATTCTTTGTACGATTGCGGCTAACTTAACAATCTGGTCATCATTTTTGATTGACACTTCCATATACTCTTTAATCAAAGGAACAATCACTGTAGCATCCTGTAGATTCTTAACTAATGGTTCTAACTGAGCGATAAGAAGTTTCAATTGTCTATCCTTCTTTTTCGAATTGTTATAAACATCAGACATGATATCAGAAAATGTTTTTCCTTTAAATAATTCAGTATCTTTATCCATTACTATCCTTTAATTTATATCTAACAGAAAGATGACCTGTTCTGTTATATTCCATATATAATTCTGCGTAAATACCTTTTAACTTACCAACTACTTTAGTAATATATTGAGTATGAACACCAGTTCTTTCTCTAATAAGTATGTAAAGTGCTTTCTTATTGTACGAATAAAGGTCTAATCTATTCTTAAATAGTTCATTTATTGAATCTGCTATAGCTCTATCTCTATCTTTTAAGAACAAAGTATATAAATGATAATCTATATATTTTGTAAAATGGTCTATAAAATCTGATTTTGCTTCTTTGTTGTTGAGGTCTATAACCTCATTTGTTATATTACGAGAACTATCAATATACTTTACTTCTGTTTTAGATTTCATTCTAGCATAGTTAGCATTGTTCTCATTAAATAAATAGTTTCGTGCTACAACTGTAAAGTAAGAAAAAGCCCTACCATTCTCTCCATTGAACTTATGAATCTTTTCATTTAGGAAAGCTACTACACTCGCCTTTACATCTTCATAAGGTACATCGAAGTAATATGTTTTGTAGGTATGAATTACATTTTCTGATAACTTATCAAATGGGTAGTGAATGAATCTGTTATAAATTTTATTTTTCAGTGCGTTATCATCACATCCATTATATGCATTTATAGCTATCTCTGTAATCTTAGTAAAATATCTTTTACTCCTTTTTCTTCTTTTTTTAGGCATTCTTGTTTATTTCATTGTTTAGTTTATCTAATGCGGCTTGTATCTCTTCAAAAATAAAACCACTTTCATCATCTGCTTCAAACGAACCAACTCTATCTATCTCTCTCATTCGAGCCAATGCCTTATCAACTGATTCGGCTGCTGATTCAATTAGTTTATCAGATTCTTCTATACCATCTTCTAACTTCTCAACCTTACGAAGTAAATTCCATACTATATAAAGTAAGATTGATATTATTAATAATGGTAAAATTATTTGTTGTAATATTTCCATATTAAGATTCTTCTACATCACCAAAGATAGATTTGAAATCAAGCTTCTCTGGCATTGTTACGTTTTCTAATTTCTTTTTAGTTGTAGGTCTACCACCTTTATTTTTTGTAGTAATAGAACCATCTTTTAATTTCTTCCATCTTTCCCACTCAAATCTAGTAGCCATAATATCAGCTTGGTGCATCAAAAATGGGAATGATGATTTAAGAGCTTTGTTTGGGTCATACGATATGTAATATTCTTTATTAGCTTCATCGTACAATCCATCTGTAAGTTGAATTGCAATCCACTCACCCTCTTCTACTTTAACCCCAAACTGATTTAACAACCAAAACGTTCTTCCAGTCATATTCATAAAATTCATATCTGGATTTGCTTTGTATATTTTACCTTGATTCTCAATATGCCATTGAGAGTCATTTGGTAAATACCAGTTCTCATCTAAACTACCAACCTTACCTAAATCGTGGTGAAGTGCTGAGAAGATTACGTTTTCTTTTGTAAACTCTCCTAACCCAATACCTAACTCACTATACAAGTCGTATAGTTTAACTGCGTTTCTCGTAACTCTAAGAACGTGGTCGATATACCCACCAGCAAATGAGTTGTGGAAATGTTCCATTGATGATGCTGGGGTTAGTACGATTCTATCTTCAAGAGCATCGTACATCTTATTAAGCGATTCTAATCTTTCGCCTGTAAATGTTTGGTTGATTAGCTTTCTAAACTTTTCGTAGTTATCTGCTATTTTGGTTTCATCTAAAATGTGTATCATAATTTATTTTTTATTTGTTAACTAATTGATTATCAATGTGTTGTGATGATAGTGATAGTGTAACTGATTGATTATCAGAC